AAAAACTTAATGAAACAAGCAGATAAGCTTGGTCATAAGTCATATATCTATAGAAACACAGGTGGTTATGTAACCGTTGAAGATGATGGAGAATTATATTTCCATAACAAAGATGATAAAAAAGGATTTAGAGTATCTGCTAAAGATACAATTGCTATTATAAGAGGTTCAGTAGTACGTAGAGATAGTTGGATGGACTTGGTATCAAGATTAGAAAAACACCAAGTGTGTGTAGTTAATAGTAGAGAATGTGTTAGTATGTGTGCCGACAAATATAGAACTTCATTAAGATTAGCAGACTATGGTATTAGACAACCTAAATCAGTATTGGTAACTGATCCAGAAAATTCAATGGAATCTTTTGATAGTTTAGAAGAAAAGTTTCCTGTTATCTTAAAGACATTAAGAGGTTCAAAAGGTGTTGGTGTCTTGTTTATTGAATCAGAAAAATCATTAGATTCAATAGTACAATTACTTAATAAACAAGATGAGGATTCTGATATATTATTACAGCAATATATAAAAACTAAATGGGATGCTAGAGTTTTAGTATTACAAGGTAAAGTATTTGCTGCTATGAAAAGACACGTAGTGCCAGGAGATTTTAGAAGTAATGTATCAAGAGGTGCAGAAGTAGAAGAATTAAAATTAACAAAATTAGAAACAGAAGAAAGTTTAAAAGCTGCTAAGGCAGTAGATGGTCAATGGGTTGCAGTAGATTTTATACCGTCAGCAGATAGAGTAAACGAAGAACCATTTGTTATTGAAGTTAACTCTTCACCAGGTACAGAAGGTATAGAAGAAGCAACAAATAGAAATTTAAGTAAAGAAATTATACAACACTTTGAAAATAGAGAACATTGGAAAAAAGTTCCAACTATGTGTGGTTATAAAGAAGTTGTCTACATACATCCATTTGGACGTATAGTAGGTAAATTTGATACAGGTAATTCAGGTACGTCTGTTATACACGCTGATAAAATAAAAAAATCAGGTGGTAAAGTTACTTGGTCGTTAGAAGGTAAGACACTATCAAACGATATAGTACGTAAGCAAACAATTAAAGTAGGTGGATTAAGAGATTATAAAGAAGAAAGAATAGTAATTAAACTTGATGTAAAATTTGCAGGTGGATATTACAAAGAAGTAGAATTTACCCTAGATGATAGGGATGAAAAATCTAAAATATTATTTGATAGGGAAACTATGAATAGATTTAATGTTATGGTTAACCCTAATAGAAAATATATAATTACGACAAAATATAGTTTAGATGACAAGAAAGGAGAAAATAAAAAATAAGATGAGTATAAACGGAAAAGTAAAATGGTTTAACCCGACAAAGGGTTATGGTTTTATCGCTAGAGAAGATAGCGAAAAAGATGTTTTTGTTCATTCTTCAGCGGTTCAAGAAGCAAATTTAGAACTGAACGAAGGTGACCAAATATCTTTTGATATAGCTGAAACGCCTAAAGGCAATTCAGCAATCAACTTACAAAAAAACTAAAACAGAAAGGAGGCGCTACATAATGTCAGATAGTACACCAGAACTTGGTAAGTGTAGCTCCTGCACCTAGAACTAGCATTGACTAATTTTTAATTCTATGATATATTATAATCAAGGAGAAATATAATGGCAAGTGAAATTTTAATCTGTAGATTGATAACTGGAGAAGATGTTATCGGAAAAATTACAGAAGGTTCAAAAGTTATTACAATACATAAAGGGTATGTTATCATACCAACACAATCAGCAAAAGGACAACCTATACAGTTGATGATGACACCTTATGCTCCATATTCAGATGGAGATATTGTTGAAGTTAAATCAGATAAAGTCGTATCTATAACAAAACCAAAAGAACATATTAAACAAAATTATACTAATAGCACTTCGTCTATTGTAACACCTGGTAAAAAACAGTTAATAACTGAAACAGGTTTGCCTACATTAGATAAGTGATAGATGTATATTTTGTAAGGGACGGATCAAAGATTCGTGTTCAGACCAAAGAAGGTTTGAGTGCAATGGAGGCAGCGAAATTTGAATCACACGTACCAATACCAGAAATTCCTGCCGATTGTGGTGGTAATTGTATGTGTTGTACGTGCCACGTATATGTTGATGAGCAATGGATAGACAAAGTACCAAAACCAAATAATCTTTCAATAGAAGAAGAACAATTAGAATATGAAAAAGGATATAAACCAGGTGTTAGTAGATTAAGTTGTCAAATAAAACTTACTAAAGAACTTGATGGTTTAATCCTACATTTGAGACCAGATGAACTTTTATAAAAACGTAATAGAATATAAAGGCAGACTACTTGTTAGAGGTGTAAGAGATAGCAAAGAGTTTAAAGCGAAGGTTAATTTTGGTCCAACATTATATTCAGTATCACAACATCAAGAAGAATTTAAATCATTACAAGGACATAATTTAAGACCTATTACTTTTTCATCTATTGACGCTGCTCGTAGATTTAAACGTGATGTCGCTACTAAAAATGCACCTGTCTATGGACTTGATAGATTTCATTATCAATACATCAATGAAGAGTATACAAAACAAATTAAGTGGTCAAAAGAATTAATTAAAATATTTACATTAGATATAGAATGTACCTGTGAAAATGGATTTCCAGAAGTAAATAATCCAGTTGAAGAACTATTATGTATTACAGTTAAGAATCAATCAAACAAACAACTTATAACGTGGGGTGTTGGTGAGTTTAAAACCTTACGTACAGACGTAACTTATATTCAATGTAAAGATGAAAGACATTTAATAATGGAGTTTATGAAATTCTGGTTGAAGAACTATCCAGATGTTATTACAGGTTGGAATACTAAATTCTTTGACTTACCTTATTTGATGAATAGAATTCAATTAGTTGCAGGTGCTAAAGTTGCAAATAGAATGTCGCCTTGGAACTTAATACATAAAGAAGAAATAATTATAAGAGGAAGACCTAATACATATTATTCATTGTTTGGTATTGCAATGTTAGATTATCTTGACTTATACAAATGGTTTATACCAGTAAGACAAGAAAGTTATAGATTAAATCATATAGGTGAAGTAGAACTAGGCGAAACTAAAGTAGAAAATCCATATGATACTTTTAAAGATTTCTATACAAAAGATTTTCAAAAATTCGTAGAGTATAATATTCAAGACGTAGAAATAGTTGATGGTTTAGAAGACAAGTTAGGGTTAATTGATTTATCTTTAACCTTTGCGTATGAAACTAAAGTAAACTATAACGATATTTTCTCACAGGTGAGAGTTTGGGATACATTAATCGCAAACCACTTGATGACAAAAAAGATTTGTGTACCACCTAGGGAAGACCACATAAAGGACACCAAATATGAAGGTGCGTATGTGAAAGAACCTAGATTAGGTATGCAAAAATGGGTGGTGTCTTTTGATATCAACTCTCTTTATCCACATATTATTGTACAATATAATATTTCTCCCGAAAAAATATTAGGTGTTAAACCATCTGGTGTTTCTGTGAATAAAATGTTGAGTAAGAAGACACCCCTAGATTATTTAAAAACAGAAGGTGCTTGTATAACACCTAACGGTGCAATGTTTAAAAGAGATAGTCAAGGGTTCTTACCTGAAATGATTGAAAAGATTTATAAAGACCGTGTGATATATAAGAAACGTGAGTTAAAAGCACAAAAAGAATATCAAAAGAATCCAACAAACGATTTAAAAAAAGAAATTGCTAGATGTCATAACGTACAATGGGCAAGAAAGATTGCGTTGAATAGTTGTTATGGTGCAATAGGTAATCAATACTTTAGATATTATGATATAGCACAAGCAAGTGCTGTAACTACAGCAGGTCAATATATTATAAGAAATATAGAACAAAAAGTAAATGAATATCTAAATCAAATATTACAAACACACAACGAAGTAGATTATATATTAGCGTCTGATACAGATTCAATTTATGTATCGTTTGATAAACTTGTAGAGAAGACTTGTAAAGATAAAACAGACCAACAAGTATGTGATTTTATTGCTAAGGTATGTGATAACAAATTAGAACCTTTTATTGCAAAACAATTTGAAGACATTGCAGATTATACTAACGCATTTAAGAACGCAATGGTTATGGCACGTGAAGTTATTGCGAACAAAGGTATATGGGTTGCGAAAAAAAGATATATGTTAAATGTATTAGATGAGGAAGATGTAAGATTGTCTGAACCTAAACTAAAGATTATGGGTGTAGAGGCAATTAAATCTTCAACTCCACAAGTATGCCGAGGTAAGATTAAAGAAGCAATTAAAATAATTATGTCAAAAGAACAATCTGATTTACATACTTTCATTGCAGGTTTCAAAAAAGAATTTATGAGTATGTCTGCTGAGCAGATATCATTTCCAAGGTCTTGTAATAATATGAGAAAATATGCTAGTAGTAAAGATGTGTTTATCAAAGGTACACCAATACACGTTAAAGGTTCTTTGATTTATAATCATCAAATAAAAGAATTTGGATTGCAGAATAAGTATCCTTATATACAAGAAGGAGATAAGATTAAGTTTATTAAATTACTACAAGCAAATCCATTTAAGTTTGATGTGATTAGTTATATAACTAAACTACCAAAAGAGTTTAATCTACAAGAGTATATTGATTATGAAGTACAGTTTGAGAAAACTTTCCTAGACCCTATGAGATTTATATTGAATTCAATAGGTTGGGAACACGAAAAGAAAGCAAGTCTGGAAGCGTTTTTAGGATGATGAACTTAATAATGTTCTTTGCTGTATTGTTTGGAGGTTTTTTTGCTATGACTAATATAACTTTTGTACAATTTTGTATCTTGTTAATAATAATAAAATTTATATGGACGGCGTATGTTAGTTAACGAAGAAAGTTTAAAACATTTAAAAACACTTGAAGACAATAGATTTGATTCGTGTGTAACTGATCCACCATATCACTTGGCGTCTATACTTAAACGATTTGGACCAGGTCAAAAAGGAATTAATAATAAAGATGAGAAAGCTGGACGTAATGGTCCTTATCATAGAGCGGCAAAAGGATTTATGGGACAGACTTGGGACGGTGGTGATATAGCATTTAATAAAGATTTTTGGAAAGAAGTATTAAGAGTTATGAAACCAGGTGCAGTACTCTTATCATTTGCTGCCACTAGAAACTATCATAGAATGGCAGTTGCAGTAGAAGACGCTGGGTTTGAAATATTTGATATGATTAATTGGATATATGGTAGTGGATTTCCTAAAAGAAAAAATTATTTAAAACCTGGTCACGAACCTATTGTAATGGCACGTAAAGGAGTTAATAAAAATTTAAACATAGAAGAGAGTAGAGTGCCTGGATACGAGTGGGACACAACTAAAAACAGAAGAGACCCTAAAAAACATAAAGAAGCAATTTATAAATTAGGTTTAAAGAAAACAGGTACAGGAGAAAAAATAAAAGGAAGATATCCTGCTAATGTTATACACGATGGATCATATTATGAAGAATGGGTGAAGTATTTTTATTGTGCCAAGGCAAGTAAAAAAGAAAAAGAAGATACAGAACACCCTACAGTTAAACCATTAGAGTTAATGAGATATCTTGTTAAGTTAGTTACACCTAAAGATGGAACAGTATTGGATCCATTTGCAGGTACAGGTACTACTGGAGAAGCGGCGTTATTAGAAGGTCGTAAGTATTACTTGATAGAAAGAGAAAAGAATTATTTTAAAGACATAGAGAAGAGATTAAAGAAAGTGAATCCGTTTTTTGTATGACGATTTTATTATCAATGTTATTTGTATTGTTAATTTATGCAATACCTGTATGTTTATTATTAATGTGGAACAATGAAAAACCTAGACCTTAAACAATTCGCAGACGAAAATAGATTGCCTATTATGGACTCTATTCAATTTAAAAATTGGACAGATGAAATAGGTAAAGAAAAATTTAGAGAACTATTAGCAGAATATATTGCTGAACATAGACCAGAATTTCCTTTAAATAAAATTTCATATGATGTTATGAAAGATAATATAATAAAATTAAGTAAGTTTGATACTAGCAAACTTTGTACACCTAATGAACAAAGTCATAAAGATATATTTGAAAAGTATGATGACTATAAGTATCCTTATTCAAAATATGGTCTAGGACTAATTGACGCTCCATCAATATATAATAAGTGTAGTAATTATTTTCATCAAGAGTTAAGATTAAATTGTTCAAGTTATAGTTTTAGAGCACCAATTGAAGTTTTTAAAAATGGTAATGCAAAAGATATATGGAAATGTTTAGGTGCATTATGGAGAGGTGTGAATAGTACCAAAGATTTATCACCAGGTAGTTATAGAGAAGCAATAAGATTAGGTACATATGTTGCAACACAATTTAAACCAGTTGTTGCAAAAACAATATACGATATGACCAATGCAGAAACAGTATTAGATACGAGTTGTGGTTGGGGAGATAGACTAGCTGGTTTCTTTGCTAGTAAGGCAACACATTATTATGGTTGCGACCCTAATCCAAATACGTATAAGAATTATCAAAAACAAATAGAAGAGTATAGTAAATTCTTTAAAAACAAAACTGTTAAGATATGGAATTGTGGTGCAGAAGATTTACCTTATAATGAACTACCAGATATAGATTGTGCGTTTACAAGTCCACCTTATTTTAGTACTGAACAATATAATAAAGGCGGTGAGAAAGAAGAACTACAATCTTGGCATAAGTTTAATGAGTATGATAAATGGAGAGATAGTTTTTATCTTCCAGTTGCAGAAAAGACAATGAGTAAATCAAAATTTATGTTTGTTAATATTATGGATCCAAAGATTAAGGGTACTAGATATAGGTCAAGTGATGAACTAGTTGATAGATTTAAAGATAAGTTTTTAGGTCAAATTGGTATGAGGATTAGGCAAAGACCACAAGGTACTAAAAAGTTTAAAACAAAAGAAGAGTTGAATGTCTTTATGGCAATGACTTATATTGAGAATATTTGGTGTTTTGGAGAGAAGATAGACTTATTTAAACACGCAAGAGTAGGGACGTTAGAGGCGTTTATATAAATAATAATATGGATTACTTTTATTTATTTTTGGTTATATTCATACTCAATGATGGTTTTACTATGTCAAGGCATTACTGTTCCTATTTAAGAAACTTACGAGAAAAAATTATTGAAAAGATAACCTATGGTTGGTGGATTGCCATACATAGTGTTGTAGATATAGGAAGTATTATTGGTATGATGGTTTATTTTGAAAAAGCAAAACATTTTTGGGTTGCTATTTCCATACCGATAGTTATTATACTATGGTATATACCTTTAGGATGGAAAAAGTATCGTGAGAATAACAGTATATAAAAGATATAATGATTACATTAGCACAAATTTTCTACCAACCGAACTTGACTCGGTGAAGGAATTATGTTATATTAACAACATCAAATGGTATATAATAAGTTATACAGAAAAAGAGTGGGACGAATATGAAAGACTTTCTAAAAGAAATAATTAAAGAAACAGGAAATGAATTTGCTAGTTTAGCAAGTGAAGGAATCACAGCAGGTGATGTAACTTCATTTATAGATACAGGTTCTTATTCTTTTAATGCTCTTTTATCAGGTTCAATTTATGGTGGGTTGCCAGGCAATAGAATTACAGCAATTGCAGGTGAGGCAGCAACTGGTAAAACATTTTTCGCATTAGGTATTCTCAAACGATTTTTAGATAAAGACAAAGACGCAGGCGTTGTTCTGTTTGAATCAGAAAATGCAGTATCAAAAGATATGATAGAGTCAAGAGGTGTTGATAGTAAAAGAGTTGTAGTAGTACCAGTATCAACAGTACAAGAATTTAGAGCACAGGCAATTAAAATAGTAGACAAATATTTAGAACAAGAAGAAAAAGATAGACAACCTTTAATGTTTGTGTTAGATAGTTTAGGAATGCTATCTACTACAAAAGAAATGGCAGACACAGCAGAAGGTAAAGAAACAAGAGATATGACAAGGTCACAAATTGTCAAATCTACATTTAGAGTTTTAACACTTAAACTAGGACAAGCAAATGTTCCTTTGTTAATGACCAATCATACGTATGATGTTATTGGTTCAATGTTCCCACAAAAAGAAATGGGTGGCGGTTCAGGATTGAAATACGCTGCTTCAACAATCATCTATCTTGGTAAACGAAAAGAGAAATTGGGTACCGAGGTTATTGGAAATATTATTCATTGTAAAATATATAAATCAAGAATTACTAAAGAAAATGCTAAAGTGGATGTTAAGTTAACTTATAAACACGGTTTGGATAAGCATTATGGACTATTAGAACTAGGAGAAGAGGCAGGTATCTTTAAGAAAGTATCAACAAGATATGAAATGCCAGATGGTTCTAAAGTATTTGGTAAACAAGTTAATGATAATCCAGATAAGTATTTTACAAAGGAAGTATTAGATAAGATAGATGAACACGCAAGACATAAATTTACCTACGGATCAGACGAAGAATAAACCTTACGTATTTGTACAAAGAGATAAAGATGATTTCTCTTGTATCAAAATAACAGAAGGTAAATATAAAGATATAATCTTCCATTACGGCAAGGTTGGGTTTGGAAAAGATGAGAATCCAGATGGAACTTTGCCTATGAAGTTTGATTATACAGTAATAAAAAATCCCAATGATATGGATACACTTGACAATAAAGAATTTATAGATTATATTGGTGACCTATTGATAGAATTATTAGATGAGAAAATAAAAAGTGGAAAATAAAAATTATATTAATGTTTATGATGATGTATTAGAACCAAATCAATGTCAACACTTGGTTGATAAGTTTGAAGATTCAAAACATCAATGGACTAAAACACAATTAAAAGGTCATAGGTCTTTTACAGAAGTTAATATAAATTTACATTCAGATTGGCAAGAATATGTGGACATAGTATATAAAGTATTGAGACCATATGTTGAAAAGTATATTGAAGATAATAATATAGATAGATTAAAACAATGGCCGAATAAATTTGGTTTTGAACAAATACGTTTTAAGAAATATGAAGTTAATAAGGAAGATGAATTTCAAGAACACGTTGATGTTAT